CGACGATGAGCTTTACCAAGAATACCTTGCCGAGGGCAGACAGCCCGTGGAGGTGTAGTGTGACTACTCTACACTCTATGCTACAAGCACTTGGGATCATCGCCTTTTTTGCTCTACCTTTGGTACTTATGGAAATCTATAAGGTGCGTGATAAAATCCTTAAACCCTTGTATCTAATGCTTTATACGGCGCTTTGCCTATATATTAGTTTGGTGGCGGTTGCGACAATCACGGGTTGGTAGGCTGCTTTAAAATGGCAATTTTGTACCTTATAATATAGGGTATACGCTACGCGTATAGGGATTTAAACCAAAAATTAGAAAGGAGAGAGAGATGGAAGAAAATATTAATGATAAAGTAATAAAAAAACTGAGGGAAAGAATCAAAGAAACTAAACCTGTGGCAGATTTGGTAAATAAAAAGTATAATGAATTCTTCGAATATTGGGGGGTTTGCTACTCTGCAGACTCGTTCGATGCGGCGGATCTGTTTTACCCCGTGATCTCTGCCCGTGAGCTATCCTTTAATCCCTCGGAACTCTATAATAAGTCCTGGTCGGTTAATGAGTCTAGTCCTAAGTATTTTGAAAAAGTCGGTAGTGATTGTCTTGTTAAAGTGCCTGAAAAGTTCAGTGATGGTGTTATCGTTTTAGCTTTGACTCATGGTGAAACTTTCGGTCGGCAGGCTATGTTTATCCCTACTAAATTGCTAACTGGGCGAAATAATGGTTTGTATAATACTCTAAAAGAATTCACTCCTAAAAATACTAAAACTCGGGAATACTTTCCTACTAGGTATTATGATGACTGGCTTGGTATGCGGTCGGAGGTTACTCACGCTGTGGTTCTTTGGGAGTCTAACGAAAATGGCGATGATGATGTCTCGGTTCGTTGGATCCATGAAAATCGGATGACAATCGATACATTCATCTCTATAAATTATGTGTTTGAACATCTATGGCAGGGGGTGGATGAGTCTGTGATTTTGGGCGACCTGTTTTAAAATGGCAATTTTGTACCTTATAATAGGGGTTAACCCCCGCGCTTAAGGCGGGATTTAAATAGAAAGTTAGAAAGGAGAGAAAGATGGAATTATTTACAACAGAAGAACTCATTATCGTCACTAGAGCGCTTGCAATGCACTCAACTGATGACAGGGTGGTCAATGATTATAGCAACGAAGACGTTGAGGCATTAGCAATTAAAACAATGAATATAGTTGTGGAGGGCAGTTGATATGAAAAATGTAAAAGAAATACTCGAGTACACGAACAAAGGGTATGTAGATGGAGAAAGCGGAGGGATCGTAATTTGTGACCTAGAGGCAGCAGCCGAAGCACGCATAGATGGACTGGTCGAAACTATCCATAAAGATCTAGGGGAGGTTATTCATGACGATCTAGGGAAAGTTACCAGTTATACAGGGACGGAGGAAGAGAGACAGGAACAGAGACTAAGTCGCTTAGAACTACGGGTGTTCGAAAATAAAGACTACAAGTTTATCTGCATAGAAGACACTGAGGTTTATCCTTCAGCGGGAGGGACTTGCTACAGTGGAAGTGTAGAAGTTTTTAGAACCGTCCATGGGAGTGCGTGATATGGAAAAGAAAGAAATAACCCAAATAGGGATAAACCAAGACGACATGCTTAAAGATATTAATAATATCAAAGAGTTACTCGAGGAGCAGACAGGGATGAAGCTCACTGGATGCAATGTAATACGAGCGTGTATCAAAGCATGGTACGACCTTAACAATAATGGATAATTTAACTAGCGCTAGGAGGCGCAATGATATGGAAACAATAACTAAAAAAGATTTGTTCAACGATTTGAAAAGAGAAGTCTTTGACGACAAGGAAGATCCTGAACACACTAGAGTATTAGCAATACTAGACCCTATATTCAGTCATTTAGAAGATGACACAGAGATGGGATATCACTTCAGTGAGTTTGACGGACACGACGAGAAGCATTTTGAAGACTTGATGGGAGATTTACTAGAGGATGAGAAATGGCACACTATCTACGATAGTTCCTACTTCCCTATCTCTGACGGTGGGTCTTATAGTATCATCTCGGTGGCTTATGCGAACAGTCCAGATTACTTTTACTTGTCCGCGTCGCTAGGTGGATGTATGGGTGCATCTGCCCTTACTGAGTATTTCAAAGTGCCTATGCTTGGAAATAAATGGTCGTGGTCGGCTTAAACTAACTCCATTCTCTCCGAATGGTTGATCCTCGACTGCCTCCACAGTCGGGGGTTTTTTCGTTATTGAATCTATTAGTATTGTTATCTGGTAAACTAAAAAAGTTTTTGAAAAAAGTTCTTCAAATGTACTAATATCTCTAATATACTAATAGAATGACTCTACAAGTCTCTGGTTTACTGGATTGTTGTGTTTCTCAAATCTAATAGAATTCTATTACTCTATTAGAAACTAGGGTAAGATTACCTAGAGGGCATGAGAAAAGTATTAAAAAGAGTTATTTTATAATAGACTTGTAATAACTTCTACACACATGGAGAATGCGAATGCGGCAGCTAACTTACACTAATTTGATCCCAAGTGAGGATGGTAATTCGTACATAGATGACAAGGGTAAGACTTGGCAACCACTCAACTCTAAACAAAAGAAGTTCTGCAGAGAATACCTGAAAGGTCAGACCGCTACAGACGCTGCGATAAAAGCGGGCTACACAAAGGATCGCAAAGGTGCGAAGACACAAGGAAGTGTTCTACTAAATCATAACCCAGTTGTACGAAACTATCTCATAGACTTGGAAATAGCCGCCTCGCAGAAGGACGCAGTTTCCCTGGAGAACCACCTGTCCACGCTCCATGACCTTCGGGAAGAGGCAAAGGACCAAGGACAGATCTCCGCCGCGATCACCGCCGAAGTACATCGAGGCAAAGCTGGAGGATTGTACATCGATCGACGCGAGATACTGACCGCAAAGATTGATTTGATGTCAAAGGATGATCTACTCACTCGATTGGAAACACTCATTAAGAAAAGAGCATTGGACTCAAACGTGATCGAGGGAGAGTTTGCATCCAAAGACTGACTGAGCCCAAAGGTCTACTCTACTCTATCGCTCTATCACTCGGTCCGTCAGTCCGTCGCTCACTCTATCCCTGACCCTTACCCTTTCACTCTACTCTATCGGTCTACTCTATCCGTGCGTCAGTCCGTGCGTCGCTCCTTCCTTCGTTGGTTCCGTCCCTCCGTCCGTGAATCTTGTTAGCTTAGTAGGTTAGTAACTTACTAACTTAGTGTTGTTTATTAACAATACTGTTGTTTATAAACAATACTTACTTACTTATTAACTTAATATATTACTTGATTATCTTTGTATACCAATATATTATGTCTTTACCCCTAGCAATTATGCTAGGCAATAAAGGAGTTATTAACCAACATGGATAATAAAACTAAAAAGAAAGCTACTTCAAAAGCTACTAACCCTTCATCTAACGGCTCTAAATTCTTCGACGGCATAGCTACATCAAGCGGTGTTAGTGAAAGCATGAGGATCACTATAGATGGCTCAACTGACGCTATAAGAGATGCTATGAAAGATGCTAAGATAACAACTAAGCAAGTACATCTAATCTTAGGCTATATTGATATCTTAGGCGGCTCAGCCTTAGTTAAGGAAATAGATGCCTACGCTGTAAAGGCTGAAGGTAATGCAACATGGGGGCGCAATGAGTATGACCTATATAACCAAACGCCTTCTAAGGTACTTAGAACCTACCTCAACGCCATGCAAGGCATAGCTAAGTGGGAGTGTGGTACTCATGCAACACTTAAGGTTGTTCAAGTAAGCTAAACCTTAACCAATTAAAAGGGTAGCCTAATAAGCTACCCTTTTTTCATGTCTACTCTATCCCTTAGACCTACCCATTGACCGCCTTATACACTACTCTACCCTTACCCTTACCCTAACATACCCTAGCCCTAGCCCTGCCTGTACCCTTACCCTAGCCCTATCTAATCTACTCTATCCATAGACCTACCTCATTGACCGCCTAACAAGCCCTCGCCCTCTACCTACCCTTACCCTAAGTAAAGCGGTATAAGTACCCCTATACCCCCCTTTTTAGCGCTAAATGGGACCCGACCGCCATCCCCCTGGACTCAGCCTCTTGATTGCAACTACTTTACAAATAAAAATATATTTTGCAAAAAAATTTTTTAGGATTATACTTTACAGATGGCAATACCTTCCGCAGAGCGTGAGTATCTTCCGCTACCCGATCCTGAACCACCTAAATGGTGGGAGTTAAGGGAACAGGCGCGTGAAGGATTACGTTCAGCAGAAGTGCCCAATTATAGAATAGATCAAATGCTTGGTAAAAATACCGAAGATTTTGAAAAGATGAATCGTTTGAGACAAGAAGCACGGATGGAACCCGTCGAAGGAATGCTTGAGTCTCTCCCTTATGTACTTGGCAGTGCTGACGCGGCACTAGGACTTACTTCAATTCCTGCATTTACTAAAACACTAGGAAGTCTAGCAACTCCTTATGCAGCAATGGGAATAGAATCGGCTTTAGGCTATACTGACGCACTTAAAGGAATAAAAGACTACCCCGAAGACGCACCGAAAGACTGGAGATACCGTTTGATGCAAGGTACTTTACCACTAACCGCACTAGGTGGAGGAATGGCAGCCACTCGTTTTTTACCTAAAATAGACGTACCATCGACTTTGCCCAATAAACAATCGAAAGCTACTGATATTGGTCCAGTAAGGGATAAAAAACAATTTGACGATACGGTGAAAAAATTTGAGGAAGAAACGAGAATTCCTGCAGGATACTCGGACGATCTTGAACAAACTAATCCAACTAAATACTTCAAAGACCAATTCGAACGGGGCGAGTACACCATCCTGAATGAGGAAAGAGGAGAACTGGGCACAAACCCAAATCTTTATAATCAAAGCAAAAAGGAAGGAGAACCACCAACTATTCAATTCGACGACGGAACCTATGCTAATGCTAATGATCTTGGCTATGACTTACCTAAAGCAGATGTGGTCGACATTGACCAAACAAGAAGGAACATACTTAAAGGAACGGGAGCCATAGCTGGATTAGCTACTTTGCCTCCAGCAGTTAAATTTGGAATGAAAGCAGCACCAACGGTGGCTAAAACAGTTCCTGCTGCGGTAGGGAAAGGCTTTATAGATTTGTTTGGTCCTAATTTAAATCAATTTGGTATCGGCAACAGAATAACAGATTCTTTTACAGGCGGGTTTGGTGATATGGCTGTTGCTCCAAGATCAAGGAAAAGGTTTCTTACTGATGATTTTGAAATTATTCCTGTCGATGAAGCCATAAAGAAGAGCGCAAGCGTAGGCAGTCACATAGACGAAGTAAACCAAGTAATTAAAGACACAAATAAACTATTTGCTGAAGACAGTATTACAGGTGATTTACAGGCTATTTCTCAAAGCGGAAAAGACCATTTTAAAAATTACAATTTAGGTCCTGATGAAATTCAAATACTTGATTATGAATCGTTTAATCGTCCAGGAGCTCGCGTTGCTTCACATGAAGAATGGGAGTCTCTTTTAAAGAAAGGTGCTGACCCAGAAGACAAACTGGATTATTTTCAAAGTAATACTATTGAGCCGAAGTGGGAAGGCTCTGAAAAAGTTAATAATATGTGGTTGGGACAGGATCCAGATTTTGATTATTTTGAAGATCTTATGATATATATTAAAGAAAATGGGAAAAGACTCGGTGAGGGAAAACCTCTGACTGAGGCTCAGAAAAAAGACTCTACGGTGGCGAGAGTAGTAGATCTAGAATACTATGATTTAGATGGAATTCCTGTAACATTGGGGTTCTGGACAGACGGGGTTGGCGGTATACCTGTAATACTTAGTCCAAATACAAAAGGGATGGATACTCTTATGGGAATTAAACCTATTGCTGATATTACTAAAAAAGCTGAAGGCGGTCCCATTGACCGCATAGCTGAGATCGAGTTAGAAACATTTGATCCGCCACCCGAAGAACCTGGACTACAGCCCGTTGACCTTATTTCTTGGATACTCCCACAATTAAAAGCAGCTAAAGGTATTCCAGCTTTGGCAGGATTTATCCAAAGAGGAAGAAAAGGAGGTTCAAGACTTAGTCCTGAAATTAAAGAAGGAATGTCTAGATTTTATAGGGAAACAAAAGGAGGCAGCCGTATGAATAAAGTTAGCCCCGAAACAATAGCTTGGTATCAAAAATATAAATCTCAGTTGATGGCAGCTGCTGCTCGTCAAAAGCAAGCATCCCGTCAAGGAGTTCATCGTATTATAGATAAGATGGAAGGTTTAGAATGAAGCTCGCCCTAGTTATAGGTGGAGTTCTTTTTATTTCTATTATGATTAATATAGTTGCGTTTACTAAATTAGATAAAGCAAAGGTTGAATTACAAACCGCGATCAACAACCAAGCGGTACTGGAAAGAACAATAAAAGAGCAAAACGACCAAATTGTAAAAGCCCTTGAATCAGCTAAAAAGACCCAAGTACAAATTCAATCCCTTAATACACAGTACACAAAAAGCCAAGCACAAGTCACCAACCTTAGAAATAAATTTGCTAAGCATAATCTTGAAGGGTTAGCCATGTCTAAACCAGGATTGTTGGAAGGCAAGATCAATAAAGCAACCGCCCGAGTAGGGCAAGATTTAACTAATATAACCAACCCAGACCAATTTGATGAAAAAACTACTAATAATACCGCTACTACTAATTAACGG